CGCAAAGTACACTCCTGCTCGCCTCCTCGACCCTAATAAGTTGGGTGCCTCTAACGCAACCAAGTTGCTGGGTGGTTACGCAGATGCTGACCGTTTTGAATCCTTTGTTGATGCGCTCCCCCACTTGTCCGGAATCATCGACACCACGCCGGAGCCTTGCTTCCCTGCCGAGACTTTCCCGGAACCTGTGGTGCCCGTCCCCACCCTAGCTGCCGCCACGTTCTCAAGCCTGTATGATATCGCGTCCCACGGTATTGACCAACTCCTGTCCCTCGTGGGTATCAACATCGACGAAGTTCGACCTAGTGACGAACGTGAAGTGCTCATCGATGACCTGCTCACCACGCAGGTTGTACCCGACAGCGACCTCGACGGTCTGTTCATCCGCCATCGTAGAGGTGACTTGGCCACTGAACAGTGGACTCTGAAGGGCCGATACGTGTACCCTGACGGTCGTACTCAGAAGAGCGAATCTGTGCAGGCCTATGCTCTCTACGCTGCTTGGCTGAACACCTACCGCCCCACCCCACAGCCATTTGACCAGACACTATGGGAATTGTGCGCCAAGGAAGATCAAGAAACTTTCTTGTCCAAAGGGGTCAAGCGTCTCGTCCAAATCGCCGACCGAGCGGATCCTGACTGGCACATCACCTACGCCGAGCTTTTCATGAAAGGTCAAGCTGTCACCAAGCCTGGGACCATCGGGCGTGACGCTAAGAAGGGTCAACTCATCGTGAGCTTCAGCACGGAACTCAACTACCGCTTCGGAACGCTAGCCAAATACATGTCCAAGATGTTGAAACGTTCTCTCCCCGCGTGGCTTTTCCTCCTCGATGGTAAGACTGACAGTGACATGAACGAGTTTGTTCAGAACCTTTGGAACTTTAGTGTGGAGTCCTCGGAGGATGACTACGAGGGTTTTGACAGCACACAGGGGCCTGAGTTCCAGGTGTTCGACGCGATGGTCATGCGCTTCTTTGGTGTGCCGGAGGCTGAGATCGAGTTCTACCTCTGGTTCGTGACGGTCATCCATACCTTTCTTGGACTGATGGGACCAATGATGGCTAGCGGGTTCAAATTCACGCTCATCTTCAACACTCTCCGCTCCCTTGCGTACCAGGCCCTTAAGTACACGATCCCGTACGGTACCCCCATGGCGGCAACTGGCGACGACGTGGCCTTAAATGCTGTGGTCCCCTACTCTTCTCAGTGGGCGGTCCTGGAACGCATGTTTAGGTTGATCTCCAAACGTCAGGTTAGCATGAATCCCACGTTTTGCGGTTGGAAATTCTGTGC